ATGGTAAGCCGTATCTATAAAGAAGGAATCAAATATAAGAAGTGCGGCGTAGTGCTGACATGTTTAGAACCAAAGTCTGGCCATACCTATGACCTATTAACTGACTTTAGACAAATAGAGAAAAAGGAATGTTTAATGCAGGCTATGGATGGTATCCATAGTAAGTTTGGAAAGAAAAAGATTGGTATAGGTCCCTGCTTTATACCGAATCGTAATTGGTCAATGTCGCGGGATAAATTGAGCCGAAATCCTTTTAAATTTGAAGAGTTATTGACAATTTATGATTAAAATCTATATTTAAGTATTATTAAATTATAAGGTGTCAATAATGTCTAATAACGTTAACTTAAAAGAACAGGCTTTAGAGCTTTCAGTCCAGTTGTTACTCAAAATAATTACTTCTAGTGGAATGGATCTTGATAGAATTAAAGAAGAATGTACTAACATTATTATTAATGAAAGCGAAGACAATATTAGTTCCGACTTAAAAATAGCTACAGTACATCATTTAGGTAAGCTAATTTCTCAAGAGAAGAGAACAAAATCTTCTAATTATTCATTAGGTTCAACCAGTAAAATCCCACATCATATTTTTGAAAATCTTCACAGTTCAGAAAGTGAGGGGGACGGTATATCATTAAAGTTGGATGGCAGTCAGTCTAATAATTTAACAATGAAAGATATTACATCAAAAAAAAGCAAGGGATGTGGAATAGTTATTGACTATGGCGCAAAACCCAAAACAAATGTTGAGTTAATATTAGATGCAGTAAAAGATAAATTGCCAAACGAAATTAAGTTGGAAGAGATAGCACCTCTTATTAAAGATGTACTTGATAGTAAAAGTCCAGATGAAGCTAAGCAAAAAATTGATACTTCAACTTTAAGTAGTAAATTTAAAGAGCCTGCACTCTGGATAAGTTTTGGAAATTTATTAATACAACTAGTTAGACCACTATTAGGTTAATAAAATTAAGCCCTCATTAGAGGGCTTTTACATAAATGCCTATATTCACATTGCTATTGATCGAATGTGCTGTGCATCCTGAAAATAAAATGCACAGCAATGTGATTGTGAAAGCTATCTTTGAGCGTCTGCAATGAAAAACTTTCATGCTAGCCGATCCGGTTAGCAATCCAACCATAGAAAAACTGCTCTTGGCTTGGATTGCGTTCACAGATTTCAATGTAACGCTGCCCTTGCATAATATTGAGCACACGTAATAGAACTTTCTCACCTTCTTTCCCACGTTTGGCTAGATAGGTTTTTAAAGCTCCTAAAGTGTTAAAACCATAAACACCATCAACCTTCAAATCGGCGTACCCAGCTTTACCTTGGTTGTTAAGCAAGTTCAAAGCACGCTGTAAAAGTGGTTTTGCAAAGTTGATACCACAGTTCACACCAGTATCTAAAAGTTCTTCAGCTACAGCAGAGCTAAGATTATTCACTTGATCAAATCGTGGGGCTGTCCAGTACTGCTTCTTGTAAACCGCTTTGGCTACTTCAAGCGGCAAATCTTTCATATTGCCCTTGTAGCCATTTTCCCGTGCCACAGCTTCGGTAATACCATACTTTGTTGCCCCTCCTCGATCTGTTGGGTTATTTACATACCCGCCTTCACGCTTAATCAATTCATCAAGATATTGTTCAATGTTCATTTCACTTTCCTTTAGATAATAAAAAACCGCCCGAAGGCGGCATAAATTGTTGAATGGTTACAGCTGCTTTGTATCTTCAGATTTCTTTTTCTTTTCTAGCTCTGAACTACCGAAATAGTAGCCACACGCCATAGACATCGCCCCCGCAATAAAACCCAATGCTGTATTTAAAAGAGTGCTATTTTCCCGTGGCATTTCCACAAAAAATAAAGCAATCACCAATACAAACATTAATCCCACAAGAGCAAATGAAAGGTATGCTCTAGTCTGTTCGCTTGTCATCTGTTTCCCCTGCTAAACGTTTCTTAGTTAGCTTATATTGCTTGGTTTGAAGCTCATGAATCTCGTTCTTACGCTTTTCATCACGGCGCTTAAAATAGAGATTAGTAAAATAGGTCGCTAAACCGATTAAGATTGAAAAGACAACAGCCCAATCAATTTTGCCAACTACACCAATCAAGCTGCCCCCTACTACATAGCCATAAGTGAATTTTGTTGCAGTCGCGGCAGCCGTACTTGCAGCTGCTTCAACTACGCTATTTGTTTGACCGTTCATGCATGCCATCCTCCAGATCATGGGCAATAAAAAAGCCCGCGAATGCGAGCTTTGTGTCAAGTGTTTACTTGAATATTCAAATAGTCTCTATTTAATAAAAATTAATATCAAAGATTTTATAGATCAGCACATCTGCCACCAATAGAAGTACTGAGATAATAATAAAGAATTCACCACCTCCAACAAAAACAGCAGTAATTGAAAGTAATGTCAAAATAATAGATATAAGTAAAATTATTTTCCCAAACATAAAAAAATACCGAAACAAGTTTGAGCAAATATAAATCAAAACAATAGAATTTAAAGCACTTATCTGTTAGCTTTAACGAAATTTTAACTTTAATCAAAAAAGTAATGGAAAAATTACATTCAGCCGAAAGTATACGCGGCCTAGCTTGTATAGCAGTCGTTTTCTCACATTTACTTGGAACTTTTTACCCTCAGTTACATAGTTTTTACGAATCAAAACTACCGAAGTTTGCATTTGCAGAAAGTATCTATAACTCTCCTTTTGCATTTTTGTATTCAGGAACAGGAGCTGTTTTCATTTTTTTTTTTTAAGCGGCTATGTACTTACACTTTCATCATTAAAAACAACGGACTATTTAAAAAGATTTAAAATATCGATTGTTAAGCGATATCCAAGATTAGCTATCCCTGCCCTCTTTTCTTGCTTATTAATGTATCTTTGTTTGCAGGTTAACGTTGATGTATCTAAAACAGCTGAAGCTATTCAAATAGTTAAAATACAGCCTAATCTTTTTTTGATGCAATTTATAATGGAACCGTTGGAGCATTTGCAACAGGAGATCAGCGTTACAATCGCGCGCTGTGGACTATGCGAATTGAGCTAATAGGTTCTTTTATTATTTATATTGCTTGCTTACTACAATATAAGCCAGCACTAAGACATCTTTTTTTATTAATTATCGCCATTGTCTCCATTAAAATACCTGAGCAAATTCAGCTCGGTTTTTATAGTTTCATTATCGGTCACTATTTTTATTTCTTCCGAAATAAAATTCCTGAAGTTTTAAGTATATTGATATTTATTCTTGGACTTTATTTCTGTGGTGCACACAACAATAGTGCAAGTTATTCTCTATTTAGCAGCTATTTAGATGAAAAAACATATGAATACCTTAATTTTTTGGGTGGAATTCTTGTTGTTTTCGCTGTTTTAAAATCAAAAATTATAGATAAGATTTTGGATAAAAAACCATTGATATGGTTAGGTAAAGTTTCATTTGCTATCTATTTGGTTCACCTCTCACTTATTTACATAATATGTATACCGATTTTCAATTACTTGTTAGGACATAATTTCACTTTTGTCTCAGCTTCTCTCGTGTCATGCGCAATCACGTTTATATGTGTTTTAATCTTTTCCTCCTACTACAGTAAATATATTGATGATTTATCAATATACTTTTCCAACAAATTAGCGAAAATTTTAATTAAATAAATATGTTTGGGCGCTAAACTGCGCCCAAACAAAACATATTAGCTGTATTTATAGCATCCTGTGTCCTTTTATACTTGCCTAGAAATATAGGGAAATATGACAATATACAAGCACCATCAATCGAAAAGATTCGCGTCATATAATTACCCGAAGAAATTCGATTAGCTAAGCAACATATACGATATGTTGTATTTGCCTTTAAAGAAAAGTAAGCAACATTTTGTGTTTGACTGCCTGCCGAAATTATTCCTATCTTGCAATCAGCACTCGGTCGCAGTAGAAAAACAAAGACTTTAGCAGGGTAATCACTTGTGCTGTCAATTATATTAGATAGTTGAGCGTAATCATTATTATAGCTACCACCAACTGTAAAGTTAATATCCGTCCAGCTACCCTCGCCATAATTTAGACCCAAGTTCTCACTAGTACTAACAGATGGTGATTTGGACAAGATATGTGGGTAATTCAATGTAGCTTCATTTGAGGTTCCTAGATATTTTGTAGATCGACCTGCTAATGGAACCTGAAATACTGGACCAATCCCGTTATCTCGATAAGCTGGGCAATATTCAAGCATAAGAGTTGGCTCAGCTAGCCCCGTTAACAATGCATTACTTAATTCATAGTCCGTATTATACAAAGCATAATCCGTACAATCCCTTACCCTCATTCTCTTCGCATAATGAAAACCATTAATCGTCGAACCACTAAAAGAAACACTATTTCCCCATTTGTAAGCGCCGGTCACAATTCCGGATAAAGAATTGTTCCATAAATGAGCTGGTGCAAAGTTTGGTGTATCCATTTCAAAAAGCCATTCTGGAGGCATTGGACGAACAGGAACATGAAAGCCAACTTCGTTTTTCATAATTACTCCAGAAATAAAAAAACCTCCTTTTCGGAGGCTTATAATTAACTAGACTTCGATTCCTTATACGTCATAAAAGCATCTACATATGAAACAGGAATCTCAACAACTTCAAGCCTATAATTAGCTATTGATCTTTTTAGGGGAGAATCAAGCCAAGCTGTAGGTACTTCTTTTTTAATCTTTACACATCTATTTTCAATATTACCTTGATTAAATTGCTCTATTGCTTGAAGAAGATCTTTTTCTTCAAATAACTTAAATTCATGACCATATTTGGGAACTAAAATAGGTATACAACCACTGAGTTGATTTACAGCTTTTAAAGTATAATCTTTATTAGCCATATCCCCACCATTAAAACGTTTACCATGAATGAATGAGGCCGCATCTGCTTCTATTAAAACAAATTCAGGTTCAGTACCATATTTTTCGCTATAGTTCCTTCTAGCCTCTTCAATTCTATTTTCTACTGTCATTATTCTTTTCCAAAATTAAAAAAAAAATAATATATTTCGAAATTGTAAAAATATAAAGCCCCGCCAATAACTAGTATGTAGCGGAGCTTCTTGTGCCGTAATACGTCCGGCAAGTAAACTCGCAAAGCGTCCTAAGCGAGTGGGGTTTTAAAATCAAAAAACCCGTTCCTAAATTAGAAACGGGTCACAAAAACAAAAACTTTCAGCGCAGTATTTGTGATACATCATACAAATTAGAATATGTATTTACAATATACTTTAAGCTTATTTTTTAGATGCTCTCAAAATATCCAAAACTCGCTCAGACATTTCGTGCAAGTTGGATCCTATTGGAAGCCAAAAATGATAATTAATGTTGTCGCGGTTAAAAACTTGCTTGTAGTACTCAGTTTTAAAAGATGGGTCAATATCAGAAGCTTTAAGCAATCTTCCTTCTTTTTCTAAGGTTTGGCCATCTAACTCACCACCAACACAAATATTCATTTTAAGCACCAGTTTTTAATTAGACTGGACTATAACATAAACAAAAACCTCCCGAAGGAGGCCAAATATAATTACTTAATACCTTTATGTTTGAAAAGTAAATCTTGCTGCTCTTTTCTCAGACGCCTCTCTTTTTCAGAAGGAGTACTTGAAACTGAATTTAACCGGCTTCTTCGTTGTTGAGCCAATTCTTCGTTAAATTGTCCATTAATATAATTACATGGATCTTCTTCTGGAAAATCCTCAAAGTAATCAGACCATTCCCCCATAATTTAACTCTCTAATTTATTATTGAAATTTATTTATAACATAAAACAAAAAAGCTCACCATTTAGCGAGCTTTTAAAACAATTTGGTGCAACGCTTATAACTTCGTCCCACCATATCACAAATCTAAACCAAGTGTGCTGCACTGTCAAGATTGCAACACCTCTATTTTTCCATCTAAATATGCCAAGCCTTTATCAATCTCAGCACGCACCTTTGCTTTACTACATCTATGCACATTAGCAATTGTTAAATACGACCAATTATTTTCATAATAAAGTATTAAAAACCAAGCCCTTTCTTGTAAAAACTCCCTATTATCATTATGCATTTTAGCCAAGAGTTTGCTTACTTCAACTGCCTCATAATCTTCAATTTCGCATGGCATAGAGACCTTACTTGATCTAATTCTAGTTGTGTCATTTTGGTCAATTAGACATGCTAAAGGATTAGCAGAAACTTTAAATTTTGTTGATCTTACCCATAGACCATATTGTTCCAACCATTGATGAGCAGAACGTTTAGACCAATCCATTGTCTTGTTATTAACTTTTGCATTCATGTTTAAACTTCCCTCACATCAATATTGTGAACTGTTTTCATCAGGTGTTTCTTATTTCGGTAACTCGGTAGCTTGCGTGTAGCTATAGACTTCACATCTTCAACAACGTATTCACCTGCTGTCGTGAAATAAGTGAAATCGGCAAAATATCTAAGTGCTGGTTTAGCTCGTTTCTCCCCTTCTAATTTTGTCTTCGGTGCCAATTCAAATTTTGTGTGATGCTGCAATTCTTTAATTTCACCTCGTTGTTGTAGAGCCTTTAGCTCGATATACCGTTTGTATTCTTTAGTACTGTCAAAAGTCATTCCATCCAATTTAATTTTCGAAGCATTAAACTTGTTACGCCCCTTTTTAACTTTTTGAGCTTTCGGACATGTTGCGCGGTAATCTGCAAGGCTCATTGAACTCATTCTTCAAACGTCTCCTTTCTTGCTAACCACCACAAAACCACCGCACCGCAAAGTACTGCTGTTACACACGAAATGAGTAAGCCACAGCTTAAAATCTCGAATTTAGTCATGATCCTGCCCCACCAAAACGCAAGTCATCCCAGTCACATTCAACTACTGTCAAACCGTCATGTTGAAACCGAGACCATAAACGGTCCCCTAAGTTTTCCTTCAAACCTTGCGCCTTTTCTGTAGACTCAAGCGTCATGTTGGAAATTAAAACTGTCGGCTTTTTTTCGTCATAACGTGCATATAAAACTTTATGAACGAGCTGCAATCGACTCTCGTGTTGGTCGTGCAAACCATATTCATCCAATATCAATAAATCACAGTCCGTGAAGCGAAAAATTGCATTTGCTTCATTGTCATCTGGCTTTGTCCATGCAGTGGCAATTTCATTTGCCATGTCTTCTGAGGTGACGTAACGAACATAACTCCGCTTGTCTAAAACGTTACGAGCAATAGCACATGCAAGATGGGTTTTTCCTGTTCCTGTGCGCCCAACCATAATCAGATTGCGCTTCTTCCCTGAATTAAAATCTTGAACAAATTTATGGCAAGCAGCTTTAGCCTCTTTCTGTGGATCAATACTCACCACATAATTTTTAAATCCGCTTTCCTTGTGGCGCTCAGGAAGTTTTGCTCCGGCAAAATGTTTCTCGCGTACCATAAGGTTGACTTGGTGTGCGTGTTCAATTTGTGATTTCACATACGCTTCATTTGCACATGTTTGGCAAACTGGACGACCAATTAGTAAAACCATTAACTCATTGTGTTTAGGGCAAAACTGATTAGTTTGTACCAGCTCAGTTTTGAATTGTTTGCTCAATGCATTCATAGCATCTCCCCTACATCGATATCATCTGTGGCTGGTGCATACTGTTTTGAATCACCCCAAGCACTGTTTACGTCTCTTGCTGGTGCAGTTTTCATTGGTGAGTTTTGTTTTTTAGGTCTTATCGACTTTGTGAATTCCTGAATTAACCAAGTTGCAAACTTTCGAGTTCGTTGGTTTTCAGTGAGATCAATTTTGTTTTCCCAGTGAGCATTGAAGTTGCCAAGATGAAATTCATAATTTGGCATTTCTAAAACCTGCTCTGCTTGTGCACCCACTTGTGAAGTCCTAAGCACATTCAGCAAAAGTTCACGATTTGGTTTCCAAGATTCTTCTTTCGCTGAAAAATTTTCAGCCGCGTTTTGTGTGTGAGTATTTTCATGTTCTTGCTCCTGTTCCTGTTCTTGGCTTTGGAGGGGGTCAGAAGGGGCTTGTAAGGGACTATTTATTTTGGCGTTTACACCACGCTTTTGAGTCATGCAAAAAGCTTGAGCGTATTTGTCGTAAAAGCTTGCCAGAAAAGGATTTGAAGGTAGCGAGTCATAGTCTTTCTGCACGCCAATACAACGCTTATCAGCAGGTTTTAAAGATTCAGCTACTTGGAAGCGAGCCATTTCATGAACCCAGACCATCTCGGTACTCTCATCATAGCTACAAAATCCTGCTTCACAGGCACATTTAAGCCCCTTTGATGCCCCTTCCATGCCCAATCCAGTTTCATGAGCAACATATAAAAGGGGCATGTAATACAAGCCAAGCATGTTCGCGTGAGGGCTTGTCATTAAATACATAGCGACAATTAAGCCTTCATGTGTTTGACGAAGCTTTTTGCCCGTAGTTCCCGTCCAGAAATGTGGTGAGACTTTCCCATAGTCACGCATGGTTATTTATCTCCTTTAAAGGGTGTTCGAAGGGGCTTTGAAGAGGCGATAATAGTCATTACTTACCCCTTCCAAGCTTCACTAATCCGCGCATTTCCAACTGACGAATAATTCTTGGAGGAATAAATTCGTTGTTGATTTTGTAGCGAATACGAGACTTTTCTTTCACCTGAATTAGTTTGTGCCCATCCTCCATGAGACGGCGAACTGCTATAGCCTGCCCCCCCATATGGGTTAATTCTTCAAGTTGATAAAATCTTTCCTGAGCCTCAATTGCGGCATTCATAACTGAAAGTGGCATAGCTGCTAATTCTTTAGCCGAATAGATCTTTACTGGTTGTTCCAGTGGAATTACCACCTCTAGCGGTGTGGTGGAAACGGAAATATCCTGTTTTCTTCTTGCTGCATATCTCACTTTTCACCACCCTTTGGCTTAACATAGCCTCCAAAAGAATCAACCAAACACGCCTTGGTTAAGCTGGTTACAATCTGCTGTGCTAACCACTGCGTTATGCGAAATTGACGAGCCATAGCCTCTGAAAATTCAATCTTTGTTACCGCTGCATTATTTTCGTCATAACCTTTGTTACGTAAATTTTGCTTTTTCACCTCAAATAGGTGCCCAAGTACTGGTATCTCAGATCAACAAAGAGATGAACTTCAAAACTTTATTGCTGAACGTAGCCTCGATGTAAAAACAGTTTGTGAGCACTTAGGTATCGATGCCCTTATCCAAATTGAAGCGGCAAAACTTAAGGCAGTTAAACAAGAAATTGAAACCTTAGCGAAAACGGGGATGACAGCATGAAAAATATTTTAACTGCTCAAGAAGCATTTGCAGCACTTCAAAAAGGTAAAACTGTTCTATGTCGTCCTATTGGAGACATGTTGGACTTTTCTGACTTAGATCAATTCCCCGCTTCTGTTTTTGGTAAACCGGGTTTTGAATTCTGCATCAAAATCGAAACTATTGAGCTGGCTGGCATTACATTCACAAAGCCATTAACTATTGATGAATATGAGGAAGGACAGGATGTTTTTGTAATTACTACATATTCGCCTTCTATTTACGTCGTGAATTTTAGAACCACCGCATTAATTGAATCTATTAATAGCGGCTTTGTTCAACGTGATGCAGAAAACGCCAAGCTTCAATTAAAAGCACTATCTAAAGCGTTAGGTTTTGAAGTTAGTGACGATTTTAGTGTTATTCGCCTAGGTGACGAACCAAAGAAACAGCGTGCTAAGAAATCAAAAGGTGCACAGACAGTAGTTGTAGAAAAGACTTCTGAAATTGTTGATGAAGTTAAACAACCTACAATTGTTATTACTGAGCAAACAAATGTAACTACTTCTGAAGACTCATTGGTGCAATCCGAAGATATTTCAGAAAATATAGGATCAGCTTTAGATAGTGCGATTGTTATTACAGAACAACCTTATGTGTCTTCACCTGAAGATTTTTTAACTCAGCCTACACCTGAGCAAGAAAAAAACAATGAGTATCAGCAAACCCTAGATACTCTTCTACAGCGTGTAAAAGAGTCAAAAACACCTGCAGAAGTAAATGCGGTTTATCGTTATACCCGCACATGGGATGACGAACAAATGAAGCCTATCCTTCTCGCCACTCACAAACGTCTTGAAGAGCTAGAAAAAGAAAAGGCATCTGCTAATGAGCCACCCTCTTTAATGGTTCAAATCCAAACTGCACCAGACCTTACAACGCTAGATGCTTTGGAAATAGACGTGGCTGCACGAGATCCGCAGATTCAACCGAAGCTAATGGGGTATGTGAGAAAACGCCGCTATGAATTAGAGAATCCTACACCTACTCAACAAGAATCTACCCCTGATTATTTATTAGTGGACGGTTTCTAACATGAAAGATCAGTACAAGAAAGTGAGCCAAAAACACATGCTTGGTTTTATGTACTACTTGCAATTGCTGGGCTACGTAATAGTCCGGCAAGGCATGGACCAAGCAATGTTTCTAACAAAGCATTATGCGGTACCAGTTGCTTGGCGGCGCATAACGATCGACTATCACAACCGATTAAATAAACCTGCCCAGCAGCTTTATAGAGAGTTTGTTGAGTGGACTAAAGAAGAATATTTGAGGGCTTAAAAATGGAAGTAAGAATTAAATCTGTAAATGGCTCAAGTCCTTTACCAGCAAATTTACAAATGGATGTTGTTTATAAAGCTGTTCGCATAGATGCCAATCGAATGAAAGTAACTTGTGATGATGGTCAAGTGATTACAACAAGCATTTCAAAATCTGGTTATTTGGGCGATTGGGGTGAATGGGAAATTTTAAGTGAGGATTCTCAACAATGAGCAAAGTTATTGGTGAAGTTAATTTGAGCCCTAGCCGTATTGAAGGTACTCCGGATCAGGTGGCTCTTCATATTTTTGAAGAAATCATTTGTCCAAGTACTGAGGAGCTTCTCAAAAATAATCCTGAGGCTGCAAAAGTTTTTGCATATCACATTTTTGGTTTAGCACTGTCTCAACTAGCAGAGTTTCATTCAACCAAAAGTCTAGATAAAGCTGTAACCGTTACTCTTCACAACCTTTTGCGTCAGTTGAAGAAAGAACGCAATGAGTTGAGGAACTAAAGGATGAGTGGATTAAAAGTTAAAACATGTAATTTTTGTGATGACGGGAACGGTGAATGCATTTTCCCCTATTACGGCCTTGCCCCTCATATTCACACAAAGCCAATTGGCGGCACTGTATTTCTAGACGGGTCATTACCTGAAAACTTCTGTCCTGATGGGGATGGTTTAGGCATGTATACACATTGTCTGAATTGCGGGGGTGACGGCACCTATGAGGGTACTCAATTAGAAGTTAAAGCAGAAAGTATGGAGGAGTAAATGTTAAAAGATCTGAGAAATCTATCTGATGCAGAGCAACAAGAATATTTGGATCGCTTCATAATGGCTAATGAAGAACAGAAGTTTCCTCAAGAGGTTGTGGCACTTTATTTAGATTGCTCGCCTTGGACATTAGCTAGAATGCGTTGTGATCAATCATCACTGCCTTTCTCGAAAATTGGGAGACGTGTTTCATATAAAAAGAAAGACGTTTTGAAATATGAGCAAAGCAAGACTGTGCTTAATACAGCACAGCTTGCAACAGTTTAAGGCGGTTAAACCGCCTTTATTTCTTTTAATCTTTCTGTCCAAACAGATTGGTAGTTGAAGCAATCAATCTTTCCTTGATAAACCGCCTCAATCATATTCATCGAAGCTCTTAATTCCTCATCTGGAATTTGAACATAACCACCTGTCACATCAATTCTTGGTTTAGCCGTGTGATTAAGAAGTCTTTTTGTCACATAAATATTAAATCTTAAAAGGTTGCATATAGTGGCAAATGTACGACGGAAATCATGCATTGAAACGTAATAGTCAACTTCCTTACCCACTCTATTCAATAATGTATCTACCTTAGTTGCATGCATATTCCACGAAGTAGGCATCTTAGTAGCTGGGAAAACCCAATCGTTTTCTCTTAATAACCAACGTTCACGCAAAATACTGTGTAGATGATCACCAATAGGAAAAGTATGATCTGAACCATTTTTGGTATCTCTAAAAGTTAAGGTACCATTTTTAATATCTACATCAGCCCACTTTAGACAACATGCCTCCTGTTTACGGCATCCCGTATACATGCACATCAATACGATATCCCGATGCGTGTTTGACCTAGCAGTATTTTCCAGATTCAACTCATCTTCATAATGAAGCACCGCATTGTAATATTTGTGAATGATGTCTTTATGGAGATGTCTATCCCTACTTGCTATTTTATTCCAACCTCTTGTTACGGAAATAATGTCAACTGGATTACTTTTAAGAATCGGGTTCTCATCTGTTGAATAAAGAACATGAATATACTTCCATAAGGTACCTAAAAGAGATACAGCACCATTTGCTGATGACTCACTTACTTCTGATACCTCAATAAATCGATCCAGTACTTCTTGCTTAGATATCTGGAAAAGCTTTTTGTTGCCCCACCCCAAATATAAATCAAAGTACTTACGGTACTGCCTAATTGTTTTTGGTCTAAAGTCATTTCTATCAATATAAATTTGAAGAGCTTCATTCACTGTAATATCTAAAGGATTAGCAACATTCTTTAATTTGATAGGCTTTTCAAATTCATTGTTTGAAATTTTCGCCAGAATCATCTGAGCTTTTGCTCGAGCATTTGTTGCAGGAATATCGGTGGTTTTACCAATTGTCACTCGATAGAGTTCACCTTCATGCCTCCTTTCAACAATATAGGTTTTACTTTTATTAGTTACCCGAACAGCAAAACCGATCAGTTCTGCATCTCTATATATTTTTTGACCTTTTTCAGTTAATGGAATAGCATCAACAGTAGATTTGTTGAGTTTCAT